AAATGCAAGAGATGTAATGCTTGCAAGAGCACATAAACTTGAAGAAAGAAAACGCAATATAGAATTGTTTGTTGAGGGAATAGGGGATAGCTTAACTCGGAGAATATTTCGCTTTCGTTTCATCAATGGTTTTTCGTGGGTACGTACAGCGTTGGAAATTGGTGGTGATAATACTGAGGCAAGTGTGAAAATGATTTGTTACAGATATCTTAAAGGAAAGTGCGATTAGAATTTGTTACTTTTGTTACTTTTTTCTATGGTAAAATCTATAATGGAAATTGATAATATTTGAAGACATTCTTTAATGGGGTGTCTTTTCTTTTGTGCCGAAATATAATAGTCGGCGGATGGGTTGGCGGGTATTTAGTATAAAGAGAGGTGGTGGAGTTTGGCAAATGAAAAGAATTTAACACATAAGTTAACTGCGAACGAACTGCGAAAAGGTGGCAAAAATAGCGCTAAGTCAAGGCGAGAAAAAAAGACCATTCAAAACATTCTCAATGCGTTCCTCAATGATAAAATACAAGGCAATATGCAACTTGAAGAAATTGCTGAAAGGTTTGGGATTGAAGTATCATCAAGCAAGAAAGAGCTTTTTACGATTGTGGGTGTATTAAACACCTTAAAAGATTGTGATTTGAACGACATTGAAAAGATGATGAAGCTATTAGGCGAGGATAAAGATGCATCCGGGGAAGGTGTTATTCCCACCCTGTTTGATGATTTTAAAAATATACGATGAAATATTATAATAATTTAACAGCAAAACAAAATGAATTGATGCAGATTGCAAAAGGCGGTCTTAAAAGAATAAATATTCTGCACGGAAGTGTGCGTTCAGGGAAAACGTGGATAAGTCTTGTTCTTTGGTGTATATGGATACAAAATATGCCGATGGATAAGGCTTATTTAATGACAGCAAAGACGTTAACAACTCTTAAACGTAATTGTCTTGACCTTCTTGAAACGCTTGCCGGGCGAAATAACTTTGAATATTCCATTCCCAGGAAAGAAGCTGTTCTTTATGGCAGAAAAATATATCTTGAGGGTGTAAACGATACGGGAGCAGAAGCAAAAATACGTGGTATGACCTTGCAGGGTGCATATTGTGATGAAGTTACTTTGTTTAACGAAGAATTTTTTAATATGCTGCTTTCCCGTTTATCTGAAACAGGAGCACGGCTTTTTGGTACAACAAACCCGGACAGTCCCAATCATTGGTTTAAGACAAATTTTATTGACCGACAGGATGAGCTTGATATATTCATAATGCAGTTTTTGATTGATGATAACACCTTCCTTGACCCACATTATGTTGAGGAACTTAAAAAAGAATACAGCGGAGTATTCTATGACCGGTTTATACTTGGTCAGTGGGTTATTGCAGAGGGGCTTGTTTATCCTATGTTTGATAAAAAAAGGCACGTTTTAGACGAATGTAAAGAACCAAAGGATGAATGCTTCGAATATTACATATCAATCGACTATGGCACAATAAATCCTTGCAGTATGGGTCTTTGGAGATTGGAAAAAGAACGTGCTGTAAGGGTAAAAGAAGTTTATTTTGACAGCAGGAAGACCAAAAAGCAATTAACAGATGAAGAATACTATGTAATGCTTGTCGACCTTGCAGGCGACAAGCATATTCAAGCGGTTGTTGTTGACCCATCGGCGGCAAGCTTCATTGAAACTATCCGCAGACACGGAAAATTCAATGTGCGTAAAGCAAACAATGATGTTATTGATGGTATAAGAGTTACAAGCTCACTTTTGGAAAATGACAAGTTGTTTTTCAGCAAAGAATGTGAGGACAGTATCCGGGAGTTTGGTTTATACCGATGGGATGAAAAAGCAACAGCTGATAAAGTTATTAAAGAATTCGACCACGCAATGGATGATATCCGTTATGCGTGCAATACGATATTTAAAAAGAGGTTGATGTGATGTTTGAAGGTGTGAAAGAGTTTTGGAGGAGAGTGAGATGCGTAATGTTTGATAAAGGAACGATAAAAAATGCTGTTCGTGAAGATATAGCAATGTCTGATAGTATGTCGCAGGCAATACAGCTGTGGTCAAGTATGTATCAGGAAGGCGGAAAGCTAAGCTTGCCTGCAGCTATATCGCGTGAGCTTGCAAGACTTGTTTCAATTGAAATGAAGTCGGAGATTACCGGCGGGAAAAGAGCTGACTTCCTGAATGAAAAATATAAGGATGTTGTAAAAAATATTCGTGGTCCGCTTGAATATGGATGTGCAAAAGGCGGTTTAATTTTCAAACCGTATGTTACAGGAAAGGAAATTGCAGTTGATTACATACACGCAGACAGTTTTTTCCCGTTGGCATTTAATAACTCGGGAAAAGTAACAGCTGCTATTTTTGTTGAGCGGATTGTAAAAGGTTCGAGATATTACACCCGACTTGAACGTCACGAACTAAAAGAAAACACATACACAATTTCAAATAAGGCATATATGAGCCTTAATGAAAGCACTCTTGGCAATACGATATCTCTTGATGCGGTTGATGAATGGTCAAGCCTTGCTGAGGAAATGACCATTCAAAATGTTAAAAAGCCGTTGTTTGGTTATTTTAAGCCTGCACTTGCGAATGCGATTGACCCGACATCACCTTTGGGTGTTTCGGTGTTTGCTGATGCTGTTGAGCTTATTGATGAGGCAAATAAACAGTTTGAAAGACTTTTGTGGGAGTTTGAAAGCGGCGAACGTGCTTTGTATACAAACACGATGGCATTCAAAAAAGATAAAAACGGCAGACCGATATTGCCGAATAAGCGACTTTATAAAACTCTTGATGTTGATGATGTTGATTTGTTCAAGGAATGGACCCCGACATTAAGGGGCGAAGAATTCAGCAAGGGTCTTGATGATATACTTCGTAAGATTGAATTTAACTGCGGCTTAGCTTATGGCACATTGTCTGATATGCAGAATGTTGATAAAACAGCAGAGGAAATCAAGGCATCTAAGCAAAGAAGTTATGCTACAGTATCAGACAACCAAAGAGCATTGGAAAATGCACTCAATGACCTGGTATATGCTATGGATATATGGTGCACGTTGTATAACCTTGCCCCCATAAGCAAGGCAGAGGTTTCTTTTGAGTTTGATGATAGCATTATCGCAGACCGGAAGACAGAGTTTGCAGAAAAGCAGGCACTTGTTTCTGCCGGAATTATGACTAAATGGGAGTTTAGAATGTGGTACTTTGGCGAGGATGAAGAGACAGCCAAGGCAAAGGTCGCATCGGATTTTGAAGGAGTGCCTGAGGTATGATTGCCGACAAGACAATCTATATTTTAAACTCTCTTGAAGTGCATAAGCAGCTTCAGGAAAGCATATTGAGAGATATAGCAAGGCGAATTGTAAAAAATTCGGGTCGTATTACTGATACAGCTGCCTGGCAGGCTGAAAAATTACAGCAGGCAGGCTTTTTGTTTGATGATATAATACAAGAGCTTAGCACGGTTACAAAACGGCAAAAAGAGGAAATAAAAGCCGCTTTTGAAGCAGCAGAAACAGAAGTATTTAATTATGACGATGAGGTTATTACCAAAGCGGGATTTGAACCTGATGAGTTTAAAAAGCTTTCACCTTCAATGCAGCAGACGTGGACGGCATCTTTGGCAAAAACATCAACGGAAGCAATAAATCTTACCAAAACCACGGCATTGACCTCGCAATCGGCATATATTGAAGCTTGTGACCTTGCGTTAATGCAGGTACAAAGCGGTGCATTCACTCTTGATGCAGCTGTAAAGAACGCTTGTGTGCTCGCAGGCTCAAAAGGCGTCAATGTTATTTACCCATCTGGATGGGTGGACAAGCTTGATGTAGCAATAAGGCGAAGCACATTTACCGGTGTAAGTCAGACGGCAGGTAAGCTACAGGAAATGAGAGCAGATGAGCTGGGCCAAGATATCATGGAAATAACGGCTCATTCGGGTGCAAGACCTGACCACGCACGTTGGCAGGGTATGCTTGTGAGCCGGAGCGGTAAGCCAGGTTATTTATCTCTTGCAGATATAGGTTATGGCACAGTTACCGGATTTAAGGGCGTTAATTGTAGTCACGAATGGTTTATATTCTTTGTGGGTATATCTAAAAGAGCATACACCCCGGAGCAGCTTGAGGCTTTCAAGAATGAAACTGTTACATATAACGGTAAGGAAGTTCCATTGTGGAAAGCAAAAGATTATCAAAGAGCAGTTGAAAGGACCATAAAAGAAACAAAAAGGCAGCTTGTGGTCCTTGATGAAGCAATCAAGAACGCTAAGACGGACAGCTTAAGGGATGAGCTTAAAGCGGAATTTTCTTCACGCAGTGTACTTCTTAAAAAACAAGAGGCAAGATTAAAGGATTTCTGCAATCAAACGGGCATATATTATGATAAATCCAGACTGCAGGTATTTACTCAGGCAACCGAGAACGGCATAAAGAATTGGGGTAAGTCTGTTTCCGGTAAGGCAGTGCAGGCAAATTTGACAAAACAACGAGAAGATGCTATAATTGAAGCAATAAAAGATAGTGGCATAAAGGGTATTAAGTTTAATTACCCTCCCAAGAAGATAGATATTGCCAAGCTAACATTCGATGATAATCATGTAAATGTAGAGAGGGACCACTATGTTACAAAAGAACAGGCTATAGGTTTTGTGAAAAATGCAAAGTTTTCGGTAACGGGTTGGAATGGACAACGAGAAAAGTATTATGGTTTTGAGGGAGCTGCATATGTTGACACAGAAACTTATATAATAACTACAGCATTTGCAAAAAGACAGTTTGATGATAAAGTAAAAAAAGCGTTAAAGGGGTATGTAGAAAATGGCGGACGATAAGATTTTATGTCCTTTAGTGGATAAAAAAATACGAATAGATGATTGTATGGAAAACAGGGAAATCAAAGAAGAATTCATCCCTGACGAGTACAAGCTCAAAGAAAATTGGAAAGATATTTGTAAGAATTGCAAGTATTATAATTATTAGGCAGCTAAATTCAATAAATCAAGCATTTACACGGTTGTGTAGGTGCTTTTTTTATACCTATTTGACCGGAATGTCGATAAACTAACAAATCCAAAGCAGAAAGAAACTGCGGTAACAAACTGAAAGGAGAAAAATAGCTATGACAAGAGATGATTTGAGAGGGATTATTGAGGGAATTACCGATGAACAGCTGAAAGCCATTCTGGATATCCACTCCTCCGATATCGGGAAGGTAAAGGGCAATTTGGAGACGGTGCAGACCGAACTCGAAGAAGCCAAAACAAAAATCGGCGAATACGAAACTGAAATTGGCAGTCTTAAAGAGAGTCTTGGTGATGCTGAGGCACTTCAGAAGAAAATTGACGACCTGCAGGCAGATATTGACGCTCGCAAGCAGGCGGATGAGGCTGCAGCAGCAGAAAACAGCTTGAAGAACAGATTTGCTGACGTCTGTGGGGAAGCAAAGTTCCTCAACGATTTTACCCGCGATGGTCTTTTCAACGAATTCAAAACCGCTTTAACCGATGAAGCGAACAATAGCAAATCCGATAAGGATATTTATGATGCCATAACGAAAAATAAGGAAAATATCTTTGCCCCTGCCGATGGAATTCCGGGTGTAGTGTCCAGTACTCCGGGAGGCGGAGCAGCTGCAACTGATGCAGAGGTCCGCGAGGTTATGGGGCTACCTCCTATTAAATCAAATTAAAAAAAAGAAAGGAAGAATGTAAACAATGAATACAATCGAAAAATTCAAAAAGTATATTGACACCCTTGATGAGGTGTATAAGTATGCGTCTGTTACCTCTGTGCTTGACGGCAACAACCGTCTTGTAAAGATGGGAGCAAACGCAAA